CGGACTCATCATTGTCCGTCCAGCCCGTGACGTTGGAGGTGAAATCACCGTTGGTCACCGTCGCAGTGACCGCAGGACGCAAGACCAGCGCATCGTCAATCCACACGCGAATAGCCGCCTCGGTGATCTCGATCTCAGCCGTCACGCTGGTCGAGAACACGAACGGGATGGTCTTCGAGACCGCATTGCCCGCAGTGCTGCCCAGGTACTGCCAGCCGGGACGCAGCATCATGGAGCCCAGCGTCCGGGCCATCCAGTTGATCATGACCTCGGCGGCCATCGCATACCGACCGAGATCGGTACGGGCAGCCGCAAGCGTGCTCAGCAGCCCTCGGTTGAAGGCCAGGAGCGTCGAGTTGGCTTGTGGCATCTCAGCCGATCAACTGGCCACGGTTACCACGATCACGCCGACTGCTGCCACCACGACGCGCGCGTACCCAGGAACCGGTAGGCGCAAAGCGCGTGGCCTCATCCATGGCGTCAGTGGACTTCGCTTTCAGCTTCCACGCGTTTAGCTCGTCATCGATTTCTGCTTTCTTGGCTGAGCTTTGCGTGAGCCGCATACAGGCCATGGAAGCAAAGTAGTGCTCGGTCATTCGAGTGAAGTTCTCAGGCCACTTCGAATAGTCCAAGCCGTAATCGACGTGATCACTCACAAAGCTGAAATAGATCGGCGTGATGTTCGCGAAGATGAATCCCGCCTCATCCTTGTAATCCAGCAGCGGATCTTGAAAGTCCTCATCCGAACTCACGCCTACCGTGCGCACCCAATCGTCAGGCTTGTTGAAGGCGTATGGATAGCCAAATTCCCGCGGAATACTGGGGCTGTCATCCCAGCGAATGGTCCGAATCGCAAAGTTGAACTGCCCGAATTGCAGACACGTGCGTATACCGCCCCGCGAGAACACGCCATCCAGCTCTCGCCGGCTGAGCTGATTCTCGGTGAGCGAGACCAGCTTGCGAATGCCCAAAACTGCGCAGGCACCTTGATACAGGCTCAATTTTGACGCGCTCATCTGTGCCTCGCTACGTTAGCTTCCGACAGTCCGCGCGTAACTTGCTAAGTACGCTTCTGCCTCAGTTTTTGAGAGAGAGTCTTTCAACACATCAGACCCTCTGACTACCGACCACTTGTGAATCGGCCCGCGCCATTTGATCGCATGACCTTCGAGCGCCATAACACCACCTTGCAGCACATCGATCTTGTCGAGCTCCACGTGCTCAAGCTTTGCGACTTTCGCATAGAGCTTGCCCGCATCCCGCACCAACAGACGCGCGTAGTAGCTCCCGTCCTCGGCATGGACCTCGATCTGATCGCACGGCCGAAACTTTGCCGAGACGTGCGCCCAGTAGGCGGGATCTAAAAGCGCCTCGAATGGCGTGCCGTGCTCGGGCACGACGAACCATTGTTGGCGCTCGTGCTCCGCGTATTTCAGTCGTGAAGGTTGTAATTGACTCATTGCCAGTCTCCTGTTTGCCGATCTCTCGGCGGTGGATAAAAAGAAGGCGGCCGGAGCCGCCTTCAAAGGGTCTTGATCGCCTAGATCAATCGGAGTTCGTGTTGAGACCGATCGTCGTGCCGTTGGACAGATCGACCGCACCGGGGGCCGTGCTGTTCACCGAGATCACGCTGTGACCGGTGATGAGCGGAGTGGCCGTGTCCACCACAATGACGAAGTCCCCGACTTTCATGCCGAGGTTTCCACCGTTCGTGATGTAGCCCGCGCCATCGACTGTCGCAGTCGCATCGGCCGAGGTGTAGCGCCAGATGTTGCCCGCGCCCGCGAAGGCACCGACAAGCAGACGCGGCGGGTTGGAGGTTGCGTACGCCATGTTCAATACTCCTTATGCCGCCACGTAGGCAGAGCCGTCGTGGTTTACAACGACCAGCCCCGAGTTCTGAAGCAGCTTGCTGCCCATGAACACGGTTGCCCGTGCCCACGAATAGTCCTGCTCCTCATCGTAGCCGATGGGGGTGGCGATGCCGGCTGTGTCCACCGCATGACCGATTGCGGTCTTGTGGTAGAGGAAGCACTTCTCCGCGTTCGTGCCCTTGCCGGGCAGATTCGGATGCGTGCACCAGTTCACGCCGAGCCAGCGGAACATCACCGGACGATCTTTCCAGGCCGGATCCGCCTCAGGTGTCGGCTTGTTGTTGATGTACTCGACGCTTGCGAATTCCTTCGTCTGCATCAAGAAGGCTTCCATCGCTGGCGTGATGAGCCCGTAGAGATTCGAATCCCACGGCACACCCGAATTACCCAGGATGGTCTTGGCCTTCAGGATCAACGAGACCGAGCCTGTCACCGCAGCGCCGGTATTGACCGTGCCGGTGTTGAGCTCCGTGATGATGTCCTGATCAACCTTGCGATTCATCACGCCGATGGCGTTCATCTGCATGATGGCGCGCTGGTTGCCCTGCGACTGGAAGATGTTGAACTTCGTCTTGCGACGCAGGTTGTGCCACTCAACCAGAGTGCAGGTCGTCTGCGTGCTCTGATCGACGCTGGCCGGAATGAGGCCGTTCACACCGCGCGTGACCGCGATATCCCCGCCAGAGTCTGCGATCAGGAAGGTGGCGGTGAGACCGTCGACCATGATCTCGGTCGTGACGGACTCGCGAAGTAAGGACTGTCGTTGCTCGAAACCCGCGATGAACTCCATTCGGTAACGGATCATCGGTGCTGTATCAGCAGCCATAAAGGAATGCTCCCGTGAAAATGGTTATGAGCCACTTGTCGCGGGGTTCCCTTCATGCGTGAGACGGGGTGGCCGTGAGGCGCCGTCTGTTCGCAATCCAGTGCCGGATGCGTGGAAAATCAAATCAAGCGCAGTGCCGATTGCTCGGGGTGACTGCGCTTTAAATCCTAAGCGTGCTTAGGATAGTTTGCAAGCCTCAGTACTTCTTGCCCGCCAATGTCGGCGGCTTGGGTTTGCGCTTGCCCGCCTTGACGGCTTTCGCCTGCGGTGCGGGACGCGGAGGGGGCTTGGGTTTCATCAGCCTGCCTTCTTCTTCAAGCGATCGCGCGCCTCGTAGAGCTGCAGGAGTCGGTCCTGCTGCGCCTGATCCTTGAAGTATTGAGTCGGTTTTTCCTTCATGAACTTCTCAATCTTCTCGATCTCACTTCCAAGGGTTGCGCCCACATCTCCTGCCCCGCTGGGCACGAGTGTTGAGACCGGGTTTACCTCACGAGCCGAACGGGCCAGCCACTGCAAGGCGCTGGCGTTGTCCCCGACTCGCGAGCCATCGGGCAGCACCGCTTCCATAAGCTGATCAGCCAGCTCAGCACCTGCGGTGTTGACGAGGAAGTCTTTCGCGACGTTCATATTCGTGCGGTAGTCGCGACCCCATTCAGCCCGCAGGGTGTCTTCAGTCTTCGCGCGTGTCTCCGTGTCCGCCTTCGCAACCTCTGCGTCTTGCTGCTCCTGATTCGAGTTGTACCAGGCAATGGCCTGATGCACCGCTGAGGCGGGCATGTTCGCCTTGTGCATCGCTTCAGCGAAGCTCGTCATCTTCGGCTTATCCGCCTCGCCGATCACAAGACCGTTCGGCAGGTTCTGCAGATAGTCTCCCGCGTTATCCGGGACGCCGTTCTCTTTGCGCCAGGCTGAAACTTCCTGGGAGTTCGCATTCGGCGGCAGCGGCTTGGTGGACTTGAGCTCGCCTGCGTCAACACGCTGCTTCAGCGCGAAGTGCGCATCGAGCACATCCTTGGGGCTCGCATAGCGCTTGAGCAGCCCTAAGCGCTTGTCGTCGGTGCCTGAGTACTGTTCGCGCCAGTCATCGCCCCAGACGGTTTTGGCGGGCGCTGGCTCACCAGGCGGTGCAGGATCGCCACCCGCGAGTAGTGACGGCGTTGCGCTACTGGCCGGTGGAGTCGGTGGAGCGGGTGGAGTTGCAGGAGGCGTTCCAGGCGCCGGGGTTCCCTGCGGAGCAGGTGCCGGGGCCGGAGTGGGTTCAGGCATTCAATGTCTCCATTACTGTGTTGAAGATGGGGTCGAAAAGGTCATGGAATTCTTTCTTCGCCAGCAGATACCGCACGTGATGCGTAATGCCAGAAAGGCCATCGCAGTGTGGCGAGCTGGATTCGATAATCTCAAATTCAGGTCGGCCGCAGCGGGTGCACCAGGCCATCTCATCGTCCATTAGATGTTCCACCGTTACCCCTGCTCGCTGGGCTTGTCTTTGAAAGCCGCGAGATTTAATTGCGTCAATTTCACGATCTGCAGACCCACGTGACGTTTGCCGAGAGCGTAGTCCGTGAGCCGCGCGCCATCAGTGCCGGGTCGAAACGAGTCGTCATAGATACCCGCCAACACCTCGGTGATGAATTTCAGCGCGCGCTGCTGCTGATCGGCGGATGCAGTACCTCGAGCGAGCGCTTGAATCGCCGCCGCATCGGGAAGCTCCCATGCGGGTGCTTGCCAGGGTTCCCACGTGGGAATGCCTGGAAGCTTCTTACGCGGCACCGGCTAACGCCTGCTGAGCCTCACCCAATGACTTGCCCGCCTCAGAGGCGCTCGCCACCTGCTGCGTGAGCTGCTGGGCCTGTTGCTGAGCCTGCTGCTGCTCGGCGAATGCCTCAACGTCCTTCTCATCTCTGAGCCACTTAGCGGGCGTGCCGATCCCTTCAAGCGCATCCCGCAAGGCTTTACGCGCATCCATCGTCGGCAGAGTCGAGGGATCAATCTCAATCGCCTCACGCAAGAGCTGCTTCGCCTCAAGGAACTTCGTGCCCTTGCGGCGCTCGATCGCCTCATGCAGAGGAGATTCAAACTTGAAGCGAATATCCGCCCCGCGAATGCTCTCAGGGATATCCTGAGGTTGACCGAATGCGCCTAAGCGCATCAACTCCTCGAACGTGTCCTCGCACAACGCGCCGTTATATTCGGATTCCATCGGCTCGAATAGCGGCAGCGCATTGCGGATGTATTCCTGGATCCGCTGACCCGTCTCGTAGGCCGTCATCTTCGAGGCGTTCTCAGCCGGGGGTAACCCAAGCTTATTGAGATAGAACGCACTGGCGAGCATGTCTCGCGTACTGGCCGCAAGCTCAAGACCAAAAGGAAGGCCGCCCTTTTCCTGGTAGAGCGGACGCAACACCTCGCCCATACGCTCGTCATACTCCGCATCCGCAGCAGTAATGCCGCCCGCGAAAAGCTGAATGTCTGAGCGCAGCGCCTCTTTGATCGCAATCATCGGCGGACGCACCGCCATCTCACCTGCTTCAAGCAACGTCAGCGTCATGGCCTGCAACAAGCGCGCATCCGGCAGACCCGCAACCGTGGCGGGCGAATAGGCGTAAGGCGAGCCCGATACGGTCTGCCAACGCGGCTTCGTGTAAACAGGACTCCACGAGCCGACCTCTTCCATGATGTGGTTGTTCTCCACATCCAGGTGAATCGAGACGTACGGTGTGCGCCACTTGCCTTTAGCCGGTGCGTTGTAATCCTCAGCCAACATCACGCTGTGACGGCACTGGATCGTTGCGAACGGCTCTTTCTCCAGGCGCATGCCCACATTCGCATGACACTTGCCGGGGAAGAGGCTCATCAGGTCCTGACACGTCGGTTTCCAATTGCGATGCGTCTCAGGCGTCGTGCCGTTGTGTTTCTCCGCCCATGCAACATCTCGCAGATGCCAGCAGCGATAGAGCAACGCCCGCTCACGGTGATCGGTCTCGCGTGAGATCACACACTGACCGAAAGCAGCGAAGTCGTTATCGCCCTCCTTCGTTGCGCGGACGAACTGGCTCTTGCGATCGTACATCGCCCGTCGCATCACACCGGTTTTCTCTTCGAGCCATTCGCGGCCCGCACGGTCCAGACGCTCCTCACGCTCGACTGAGATAGCAAACCAGGGCTGATCGCGCGGCCTGAGCATCGCAGAGAACGCATTTCCGAGCTCGCGCTGCACGATCAACGGATAGCTGCTCGAGAGATTCGCGGCGAACTCCTCGCCCACCGAGCGACTGACGGTGAAGTCAGCGCGAATGGGATAGAAATTCTCTGAAATAGTTTGCCAAAGGCTCATCAGCTCAGAGCGCTTATCGAAGAGGTAGCCACCTCTTTTGATCAGGTCTTTCGCATCAAGCGACGAAGGTGTCACGGTCCGAGTCGATCGCTGTCGCTGAGAATAGTTGAAGCGCGCCCTGAGCGCTGGAGCTGCGCGGCTGAGGATCGGCGTCGCGAGCGCTTGATATCTTCCTCATCAGGTAGCGGCACCGCAGGAGGAAGTCCAGGTGCTTTGGGCTTGTCGATCGCCTGGACGGCACCTTGCGCCGCAAGTCCTGCAGGAGCGCCATAGCCATACGCCAAGAGCGGAATGACATTGCGTCCCAACCATTTCGTCCCGCGCACCATGCTTTTACCAAGTTTAGCCACGTGCTTTCCTTCTGGATCCCATGTTCACTTTGAGCGGTGCGTTGCGGTTCGTGCGCTGATCGGCACGCCATTCGTGATAGTGCGAGGGCATCTTGGCGCCTGACCACCAGGCCATGACGACGGCATCGCCGCGATCGGTTGAGCGCTTCAGACGCTCACATACTTTCTCTTTCGGCTCGACCTTTATGCCGTGAGGCGTTGGCTCAAAGGTTGGCGCAGTCAGATCAGCAACGAGCACAGGATCAGCTGGCAAGGCTATCGGTGAACCACCGGCTTGCGCCGGATCCAGCGCTTCACGAAACAGCCAATAGGCCGCCGAGCGAACGTTGGTGAAATGCATCTTGCCGTCACGACTGCGGCGCGTGGTGCCCTCAGCGCCTTTGTATTGGCTGACATCGACAGCATTAGCCTTCAGATGATCGTGGGTCGAGCCGCCATAGCCGCCACCCATATCGATCACGACTAGCGCCTCATCGCGCCGATGGCTGACTACGAGGCCGGCGCAGAATGGACCGATGCGATCGGCAGGAATCTCGCGACCCGGCACCTCAATGAGCGTCGCGTACCAGCCGTCATAGCGTGGCGCGAGAATCAGCGGATCGGTGCCGCCGCCCGAGGCATCGACACCGATGGTGCACATCGGCACACCTTCCGGAGGCTTGGGCTTCCAGCGCTTCTGCGCGAGGCGTATCCACTCTGTGGGAATGGTCTGGTGCGGCTGATCATGCCGCGCCAACATGAAGTTGCCGCTGATCAGGCGCTCGCGAAACTCCTCAGGCACCGAGGCTAGCGTCGTGGCGTATTTCTGAGGATCGTAAAACGGGTTATCAGTGAAGCGGGATGGGATGAATGAGCGAGACTGCGCGTACACCTTCTCGCCCGCGATCATCGTCCAGTCGCCATGCTGGCACTCGCAATCCTTCCCGTCTTTATCCGGGAGGAAATAACGCAACTCCCCAGGCTTTGCGGGGTTGGGATGATTCTCGTTAAGCCACGGCCCGAAGTAATCGATCATCCAGTCGCCCGTGCTATCGAGCGGCGGATTGCTCGCCATGATCACTCGACACCGCTGGCCGGGACGTTCCGTGCGCAGCCAGCCCATCATCAGCCGAACCGGGCTTTCGGGAAACTGCGCCGCCTCATCAAAGCAGATCAGGTCATGGTCGACGCCTTGATGGCCGCCCAAACCACCATCGCCCAGACCTGCGAAATGGATGACGCCTCCATCGGTCTTACGATATTTGGGGCGCGAGCCCCCGATGAATCCATCTTCGGTGCCTACGATCTTTTTCGCGGTATCAATCAATCCCTCAAGATCGGTGAAGTTCTTTCGAACGATCAGCGATCGATAGTGCGAATTGAGCGCAAGTCCAATCTCAAGGGCCGTTTTCCCGCCACCAGGGTTGCCCCCGAATAGCATGACATCCGCTTCGCAGAAGTAGCCTTCTGTCTGCGGACCCGTGTTGGGCGTAAAGATCCGGCCCGCCCTCGCTTTGGCCGCGAGCACCTTCTCAGTCAGCTGCGCACGAGACTCTGGCGGCAATCCCGTGACCGCCGCCAGAACCTCTGACAGCTGCATTTAGGCTCTCGTCGCAGAGAAATTCGCATAGTCAACGGTAACCGTAGGCGTTCCCGTAGTTGTCCTATTAAATGCTGCAATGCATGGCGTAAGTGCAACCGTGGGAGTTACAGCACCCGCCATCAATGAGCCCACCTGCTGTCCGTTGCGATAGAACGTCGCCGCTCCCGCGGTGCTGAGCGTGATGCGGAACGTCTCGTAGGTCGCCGCCACCGGTGCGATTGCTGAGCCTGAGCCCACCGCGCATTGCTGCGCGGTCGCATCCACATCGTTCGCAACCCCGGTGAGCCACCACACATCCGTGCTCATGCTCGTATCGAACATGAATCCCACCGCATCCGTTGCATTCGTGGTGAGCGTGTCGACTGAGGCGGCGGACTGGATCGGCATCTCAAGGGCAGCAGTCTGATCCGTGAATCCAACGAACACGGCAATGTTCGTGATCGCTGAGAGCTGCAATCGCGCCTGAAAGGCCACAGCACCTTGATTCGCTTTCCAGCACAAGCCGCGGTCCAGCTGAATGCCCGAGACCGCCATCGAGGCTGTCGTGGCACCGATCGTGCCCACGCACGTGCCACCCACGGCCGGTGTAACGGTCCAGTCCACGCAACCCCCATCGGAGCCTTTGCGCGAGCGCCAGCCGTCAATGATCGTGGTGCTGAAGGCTTGACCACCACCCAAGAAGTCATCGAAGAACGCGACCGTCCCGGGGCTCGAGAAGTCCGACTGCGAGCCGTTCTCGCCTGCCCGGAATCCACCGGGGCAGACCAATCGGGAGCTGGAGTCCAGGCCGACGAGGCGGCCGTGTAGTGATGTGAGAATGCGTGACATGAAAATTCCTCAGGTGTGAATCTGCTTGTTGCTGTGCGGCATCCAAGCCGCTGCTATGCGCCTATCACCGGGACGCTCGGCATAAACGATTCTTGTAGCTCGGCGCTCGCCGCAAAAACGTTGCGTGAACTAGGTTTCACGTGAAACGTTGTTTCGCTATTCGGGCGCTTTCTGGTTTTTGACAGCGGTGGTCAGGATGAATGCGAGCTCGCGAGCAAGGTCGCTGTCGGTGAGCTTTGTCTCGATCGGGCCGCCATCCTTGCCGGTGTGCTCGTGCTTCTCGGTAAATGCGCCGACAGCAATGTGCTTGCCGATCAGCTCCAATCGCTTCAGACGGTCGGACAGCTTGATCTTGTTGACGAGACCGCTGGGACGCTTCTTCCCATCGACCTCCTCGAATTCCTCAGCGGTCTCGACCCCTGCGACTAATCCCTGTCGCCAGACCATGGGCCACTCACTCACCGGTTTAAGTGCGCCCGTGTCGCTATAAAGCTCGGCAAGGTCCGCATCGACCTCGAGCGCTAACCGTGTAAGTACCCAATCAGCATCGATTTTGGTCCTCGCAGAGCGAGCAAGCTTCAAGGCGGCAATTGCGCTTTGAACGTCGGGTTTTATCAGGTTCTCATACCCGATATCGTTGGCTGAGTCTTTGCTGTATCCGGCCCTAATCGCCGCCTGGGTGGCGTTTAAATCAACGAGATACTCTTCGACGAAACGTTTCTGCTTATCCGTCAGCTCAGCCATTCGAGCTCATACCCAGTATCCCGACAAGCTCACGTTCGCAAGCGTGGCGGTCTCTGCGCTGGTGGATTGCACCGTAACGGTGAGCTCGCTGGCATCGGTGATCAGGAACTTTGAGTACGTCGGGACATTCGCAGCCGATGAGGTAGCCCCTGCGCTCACCGTGACCTTGCTTGCACCGAAGATCGTCGTGCCATTAAGCAGCACATCGACGGTGACCGTGCCTGCGGCGACAGCACTGCCGATAATCACGCCTACCTGACGAATGATGAAGCGATTGAAGACCGACATGCGCGCGACGGTCACCAGGGAGGTGGTGATCGCGGTGACTTGGGTGGGGACCGAGAGCTGCTGGCCACCGAAGAGCCAGGTGTAATGCGATTCGCGGCCAATCTGGATAATCGCGAAATGCGTCGTGGGATTCAACGCGCCGGGATTGTCGTAGACGAGTTGGCCGAGGCCTGCGAACTTTCCGGTTGCGTTGTCCTTGTCCTCGAATACTCGAGTACAAGCGAGATACGTCGGATGCTGCTTGAGCGTCAGGTGACCGATTGTGATCGTACTGGTATTGCACAAGCGGGCTGGATAGATGCTGGGCGCATTGCTCACGCTATCCGTGACATCGAGCATCATCGTGCCGACATGCACAACCGCGGTATTGAGCGTGCCCACGACACAGCCGGATTGATCCGAGCTTGAGTCATAGGTCATCTGGGAGGCGAGAATGTTCGTGGCGTCACACAGCGTCCCACCATCCGCGTTGATGCCGTTATTCGTCCCGCGAATGGTGAGCCCATTGACGAGGACTTTGTTCTTCCAGGTGATACCGGAGCCTGAGTCCAGGCGATCGAGCAGGATCGCTCCTGACTTGCCCTTTCGCAGGCGCTCACAGTAGAAGTTCTGCACGACATGCTGAGTACGAAAGAAGGGCTGGAGCGTGATGGTGCCCGTTGCGGGAGTTGTCGCCGAACTCGGCGCAGTGGAGAATGTCGCACCTAAGTCATTGACCGTCGGCATCGTGAAGGTGCCGGTCTTGGTCGATTCGGTGTACGTCAAGACTTTGACGGTGACGTTATAGTTTTCCTCGTTCGCTCCCCGGATGCGGATGATGTCCCCGACACTTAAGTGCGCACCGGTGTTGACGCTGTTGTTACCCGTGCCGTGCACGAAGGTCGCAACGCCTGCGGTCTGCGTGAGCGATGAGACGGTGTAGGTGAGGGGCACCGGTCCAGTGCCGGAGCTGCTGTAGCCGGCGCCCATGCCCAATTGCTCTGTTGCAGCGACCCGAATGCCTTGTGCCCCGCCCTTCTGGCCACAATCGATAATGCGTACGTTACGGCAGCGGATCTGAAAGCCGGTGCCTGTGTAGGAGCCCCCTTGTGGGCCACGTTGAGGGCTATAGGCCCAGCAATTCTTGAATACGATGTCCGAGCCTTCCTCGTGCGTATCGAAGGGAATGCCCCAGGCATCGTAGCTATCGACGTTGCGAATCAGGCAATGGGTCGGCGCACCCAGGGTAAACCAGGCGCTCGAGCTGGTCTCATCCGTCGGCGTGTAGGTGCTAACCGTCTTACCATCCGTGGTGACAGCATGGCGCGCGTTGCGCACGGTGCCGCCATCCCAGACACCGTTCGATGAGTGGCCGTAGATGTTGATGCCATAGCCCAGACGCCCCCCGGCGAAGGCGAATGCATTGGTGCCCGCGTTTGGCAAGCCCTGCATGTTGCAGTTGCGCACACGCCACTCAGGGGAGCTGTAGAAGCGCACGCCCATCGTCCAGGGGAAGTTGAACTCGCACTGCTCGAGGAAAGCGCCCGGACCATTACGAATGGTCACGCAAGCATTCAAGGCGGTGGTATCGAGGGTGGCGAACGCATCAACGTAGACGAGCGTGCCGGTCGCGGGGGATGCGACATTCGCAGGAATGGTGCTGAACGTCGTGTTGGCGTCGTTCTTGGTCGGTAGCGTGTAGGTGAATGTGGCGGCATCCACGACCGTCACGGCCACCGTCACATTGTAATTCTCCTCGTTCGCCCCTCGAATCTGTACGTATTGGGCGGAGGCCAATCCATGGGCTACCGCGGTGGTGACCGTGGCGACCGATGAGGCGCTCGTGATGGAGGTGATTGAGCGAGTCGTGTTGCCAAATAACCCGTGATCGAGTTGATCCGGGGTGGCGGTCGTCAGTCCGATCGTCGTGGCGGCGCCTTCGAACGAGATGCCATACGCCCGGAAAGTACGCGTCGTATCGTACTGGGTGATGACGATGCCGGTCTCGTAGAAGTCGTGATAGGCCAAGCGACCTTGCACGTAGATGCTCGTGGCATCGACGTTGAGAATTCGGTACGCCTCACCGATACGTGACTTGTTCGAGGAGCTGTTGGTGTGCGGCAGATTGTTCTGTGCGCAAATGACCGCAAGTTTTCCTGGCTTGAATCCCGTGGAGTCCGCAACCGTCAGTATCGTCACCGTGTCATCGTTGCTCGCCGCAGTCGTGATCCCAAATGTTGCGGGTGAGAAGCCCTCTGTGATCGCGGTGACAGAAGCCTGCACCTTCTGGCTCGACACCCAGGTGCTGTAATCGATGTCGATCGCACCAGAGCTGACGTTCGAGAGGCTCAGGCGGTTGATGATCTTGGCGCTACCGGGATAGGCAAAGAGCGTGACAGGCAAGGCATAGCCTGATGCGTCCGTCGGGTTCCACGCCTTCAGCAGATACGTGCCAGCAGCAATAAAGATGGGCTTTGCGGTGCCCACCGTTCCTGTGCCGTCATCGTTCAATCCGCAGGCTCGACGGGCCAGGGTCGTAAAGTAGGCATTGACCTCTGTGGCGCCCGTGGCATCCGTCACCGCCCCACTGATGGTGAAGGGGGAGCTTGCGAGGATCTCCTCCTCCACGCCCAAGTGATTGAGGATGATCTTCCGGCCCTTGATCAGCAGGTTGTCATCCTTGTCGAGGCCGAGAAGATTGCCTTCGATATTGCGCAGGATCTCAGTCATTACAGGCTTCCACAGAGCAAGGTCACGGCCACATCGGTGGCGCCGTTCTCGAGCACCTTGAGCTTTCGAAACTTGCCGCGGAATCCGTACATGCGGCCCGCAACGGTCACGAGCACCGGATCAAGGGCGGTCGCGCCCATGTCTTGCAGACAGATGGCGGCG